CTGCGTGAGATAACCATTCACACCATCGAGTGGGATCGGTCCGAGATAGCACATGTAGTCTGGCCACCACATCTCCTCGATCTCAAGTAGCAGCGCATCCTGCACGAACTGCTGTATCCTGCCAGCCGAGTATATCTGTGTCGCAACGCCAGGAACCTGCGACAACTCATTGATAACAGCATTGACGATATCACCAACGATGGCAGGCATGACGCACTCCTAAAGAGACGGATGCACGAGGATTGGCTCGTGCATCCGCTAGTATCCAACAAGCTTGGGGCCTACGCTGCCGCCTGTTGGAGTCCGTGCAGACCACCGTTGTTGCTGGTGTTCACATCATTCAGCATGTTGAATACACCGCTGATGATGTTCGCACCATTCATCGCAGTGGTCGTGATATACGTCCCACGCGGATCAGGTGTCACGTTGGTCTGTGGATCAGTGAGACTTGCAGCATTGAGCGTGCCTGCTGCTGCAAGCACCCCATTGCCGATCTCGTAGATCGCTCGCACAGCCTTGTATGGTAGGCCCAACTTCGCACCAGTGCCGATGCTGAGTGTTGTGGCTGCGGCAGTGAACGTCACGTTGTTGAACGACTTGAACGCCTTGACACCAATCACAGGCGTTGTGCCATTCAGCGTAAGGCTCTCAGCAATCGGCTGACCGAGGTAGTCCCATCCACTGACGATCACAGCCGTTGCATTCGCAGCACTTGCTACGACCTGGATGTTGCGGCCATACGGATCAGGAATTGCAACCACACCACTCAAATCAATCGACGTGATGCCTGTCATGCTGCCAGCACTCAGGATAGCAGTCGCAGCAGCAGCAGCCGGTGCACCGAAGTTCACACGTGTCTCACCGTTGTAGTTCACGTCTGCACTGTATGCCATCGCCTTGACGTAGTTGTTGATCCGACGAGGAAAGTTCGTCGGGTTCGTCATCACATTGGTCATTCAATCTCTCCATCAGTGATCGTAGCCAACCCACCAACTGCTCGTGCACGTGGTCGATTGAGTTGCTTGCGTTCCACAATCTCCTTCGGAGTTAGTGCCAAGTCACTTGGCACTTCCTCACCAGAGTTCATGTCCACGATCCTCGGCTGTTCAAGCACGCCTACGCGCTTCAACTGATCCTCATCATCCGCAGCGATGAACATACTGTGTCCCTGTGGGAAGTAGACCATGTATCCGTCATGGAATACCTCTTGCTTGGGCACCAGATTGCGAGTGATGAGTTCCTTGTTGCCAGTCGGTCCAACCTTGCGCACATCCTCCTCAATGTGCATGACCATGCGCGTGAAGTTGCCGTGCACCTTCTCAGCCTGGAATGCTGGCTTGAAGTCCATGTTGCCTGCCATCACACCCCCACTACGCTATAGTGATGGTGTTGGATGGTGGAGCTTCTACGACACCGAAATCATTGCTGGCTGTCACGACGCAGTATGCGTCTTGTCCAACGAGTGCAGCATCGACTATGTAGTTCCCCGAAGAATCACCAGGAACCTCCTCACCACCGATGAACCACGTGTAGTCATACGAAGTCGGCACACCATTCCAGTTGCCCATTGTGCAGTTCAGCACTGTGCCACTCTGCGAGACGTGTGGCACGTCAACATTCACAGGCTCACCAGGAGCTTCTCCTGCTTCTGGTTCAGGTATCACAACGTTATAGTCAGGACCATACGATGTTGCATTGGGATACGAGTTCAGCAACCGTTCATGCTCTGGTGTGCCTACGACCACTTCGGTCTGTCCAGGCAGTGTTTCATCGTAACCTGCGTCCCTGAACTCAACTTCTTCTTCTTTTACTGCTGCTTCACGAGCAGCAAGTTCTTCCTTGTGCGCTACCGCTGCTTCTTCGCGTGCAGCTTCACGCTTGTCGGCAGGTAGTGCACGTGTGTTTGTGTTACTCATCTGTTCCTGTCCTTATCGAGTCAATCTTTGCTCGTCAGCAGGGTCAATGGCGATCTCATTCAGGGTCAGTGGCTAGTTTGTCAACACCGCGTGGGTCCTAAAGGCTCTCCAGAGGCACCATTGCCCTTGCCACACTACTCTGCTACCTACCGCATCGACGTTCCACGGAGCCACCAACTCCTTGATCTTCATGTTCACACCACGGAGCATGTGGAGACGAAGATACGTGTCGTTAATGAAGTAGGCGTATGTGACGGGGCAATCCTCATCATACATGATCGGCACGCCATTGTGCATGCACCCCTCGAAGCCGAGGTCGAACATGCGTTTGCCTGCCTTGCCTTCACTCAGTGGGATCGTCATCTTATCGCGCACTGCCTGCCGATACATGCGATAGATGTTGCGACCTGCCAATACGACAGACGGCTTCTCACCTTTCAGTGTCAGGTCCATGAACACGTCGTCGAACACTTCTTCGATGTTGGTGCTGTCCATGCCCCCTGCGAACACGTAAGCAGAAGTGCGCCATTGAGGCTGTGTAGCACGGTTAATCCCACCAAGAGTGCCAACAAGGGGATTGGTGGGAATAACACTTCCCAAACCAAGAGGATCAGTGCCACCACCAACAGCATACAGGTATTGACTAAATTTGTCCTTGATCGACTCCTCAAGGACATTCATCTTCTCCTTCATCAGCTTGAAGATCGCAGCAGCACCATTGTTCTCGTCCTGCTCCTGATCACTAATGATCACTGTGCCAGCAACACGGCTGTAGCCATACTCCACCGTGTCGAACTCATCAGTCTGGTTAACTGGCAGTGGCGTGTAGTAGCTGTAGCTCGCGATGTTCGGATTGCGCCCAACCGTCAGAGGATTGGTGATGTTGTAACCACCATCCTCATACTCGACGCGATCATTCGCGAACACCCACGCCATCAGTGCATTCGACTTGATGCTCGCCAATACCAACTTGCGCCTGGACTTGGTGAGCGTGCTGTGCAGAACGTCTGCAACAGCCGGGATGATTGTTCCAACAGGCATAGCCTACCCTCTCATTGAATTGTGACACCATGTTCTCGCATCGCCTGTCGTATGATATCCGACCACGATGCATTCTCATTATGCTGTTGCACCGCACCGTCACCTACTGGTGTGGCACCGTTACCGCCTGCACTGCGCCTGCCTGGAAGCGGACGCTGCGGCGCTTGTTGCTGGGAAGGCTGCTGAGGGGTAGGCTGCTGGCGTTGAGCAGCAATTTGCTGCTTCAACGGCTGTGTCCAATCCAATCCGTTCTCGTGTGCCCACCGGATCATCTTCGTGTAGGCAGATTGGAGAGGCAATCCGGGCTGAGCCTGCAACATCTCGGCCAGCACGTCAAGGTTTGAATGGGCATCCTGGTTTTCTTCGAGGAATGAGTTCAGATCGGCCTCGGCCCTCTGCCGCTGCTCAGTCTGCTGTCGTGCCACCTGTTGCTGTTGCGTCAGCGGCTGCATCTTGTTGTCGATCATGCGAGCAATGGCAGCCATATCCATGCCTTGCGTCACACCTTGCTCAAGGAATGGTATCGGGTATCCCTTGCTCTTTACTTCCTCCACTAAGTATTGCAACGTCTTGACTGGATCGCGCATGAAGTCAGCCATGACACGGATTGCTGCAATCTGGTCCTGTGGTGCTACATTCAGCCGAACAGCTTCCTGCGTCACTTGGTTGATGTTCGCAAGCTGGGAAGTCGCATTCTGCAACTGCTGCTTGAGTGTGTTGTTCTCTCGCGTCGCACGTTGTCCATCCTCGAACACACGACGCTCAATGCCACCGCGTGCTACTGTTCGTCCGGTAATTGGATCAACAAGGTCACGTGTGTTCGGGTTTTCTTGGTTTGGGACTTCAACAAGGCCATCGTGTCTGCGCCTGACTTGCTGCTGTTGCTGATCAGTTCCTTGTCCAGTAGGTTGTGCAGATGTTCCGGCTTCACCACCATGCTCTGTCGGTTGCGCAGACGTATCCGCTCCAACACTATTGTCACCGCCACCACCTGTATCGCCTCCACTTCCCTCTTGGAAATCAGGGATCGTGCTGAGTATGCTGTCCTCTGTCCCGCTCATGCTGCTTGTCCTTGTTGCGTGCTACCCTGCGACTGTAGCATCTGTTGGAATATCTGTGCTGGTGGCACGCCTTGTGCCAATGCTTGACCAATCGCTTGCAAAACAGGCGGTGGTAGCTGTTGCAGCGCCTGGACTACCATCGCTGCAACCTGCATACCACCACCTGCCTGCGGTGCACCGGAAGGCGATCCGGGTGGTCCTGCGCTTTGGTTCGCAGGTCCGGGTCCGCCAGCACCGGGTTGTAGTGCTTGTCCGGGTGCACCACCTTGTTGAGACTGAGCCATCATAGCAACCTCAGCCTCAATCTGGTCCCAATCCTCTTTGCTGATCATGAAGTCATCGAACGCTTTGCTGAGCATGTCGAGTGACACCTTCAACGCACTGGCTGGTGCAGCTCTGACATACTGTGCCATGACCTGACCAACTTGCACAGCCTCCTGCTTCTTCTGCTGCGTTGTCAGCTTCTGTGTGCTGCCTCCAATCACTGTCACAGACATGCGTGCGTAATCATGCAGATTATCTAGTGGTGCCCAGAACTCACTAACGTCCAGACCAGTCAACTCCTGCACCGTTGCAGGGTCCATGAACCGCAGACACAACTGCGTCAGCTTCCAACCAATGTCACCAAGCGCATCCTCGACAGCATCCAGACGCATATCCATGCGCATGTTGCCCATCGTGCTATAGTAGTCGATGGCCTTGTTGGTTGTGTTTGTCTTGAACTGTCCTCCACGCTCAACCTCATTCGTCGCTGCAATGCGATCGACTGCCTTGTACAGGTCATCCTTCACAAACAACTGTGCGAAGTTCATGCTTGGAGGTACAAGCGAGAAGACCA